TTTATATAATACAGTGAGTAAAAGGTATGTAGGTACTACAATCAAAAATAAATATATACGATATAATGTGGATTGGTCAAGAAGAATGATGCATGAAGTTTTAGCTGACCAATTTATTCCAAATCCAAATAATTATAATTCTATAGATCACTTGGACTGTGATAAATTAAACAACAGTTTAGACAACTTAGAATGGTGTGATATAGAAGAAAATAAACGAAGAGCTTATAATAACGGATTAACCGCAATTGTTAAAACGTTAGTTACTTTCATTAAAGGGACGGAAAGCTTTTCAATACTCGGATTAGAAAATGCGAGTAAAATATTCAGTATTAGAAAATCTACACTTTGTATAATGATTAAAAGATATGGAGATAAAGATTTAATAATACCAAGCGGTTCTATGAAAGGATATAAAATAATAACATAGAAAGTGAAATGTAAAGTTCAACGACTATCCGAAATGGAGTAGGGTTCAAGTGAACTCGAAATGATAAATATCTCAAATAGAGATAAAGATATAGTCTAATCACATATGAAAATATGTGGAGCACAATACGATCTAAGTGCTCGGTTTAAAGTAACGATTTAAACTAAATATAAATGATTCGTGAATTTGATCGCATTCTTAAGGAGAAGGTAGCAGGTTTCAATCTGATCGACACCAAGTTTATCACTGGTTCTGGCCAGGAGTTGACTCTCGGTGGTCAGTTTACCACATATAAGATGACTAATGGTATTGAGTTAACACTCAAGCGTTGTCCTCTGTTTGATAATATGGAAATGTTCCGTCAGCTTCATCCTCTGACAGGCAAACCTCTTATGTCTTATACGTTTATGTTCCTGGATCTCGGCACACGTGATGGCCAGGCTAACATTGTAAAGGTTTGTCGTAAGGGTCGTGAGTTTGTACAGTGGTGTACTGGTGGTTCTGTAATCCCTAGTGGTTATGGCAACTCTATCAATACACTGCGTTCTAACAGCCGTGATGGTTATCAGGTACACTTCCTCGGTGAAGAGGGTATTATGGTTCGCAATCCGCTTGCTTGTGGTATTCTGTACTGCGATGCTGAGGATAATGAACTTAAGAATGAAGGCGCAGCCGCAGTTGGCGCGTAATACAAGATAACGGGATTCGCTCATCCCTTATATCATGTTCCTAACGGAACAAGATAACGGGATTCGGATCTATCGTACTATATAATATAAAGTTGGCTTGGGCGTAAATACGCCCTCGCCAACATATATTATATAAATACAGGAAAACAAATACTAATTTATAATTATGGTAGTTGAATTAAAAATTAAGAAAAAGAATCCTTGGGCTGGTCTAATAAAGTATAGGTCATGCTTCGATTACATAGCCCCTTATTTTACCAGATCTGGGTCGATTTACACCGGGTTAACACCTGAGGATGAAAAATATTTTGAGAAAGCTTTAGGTTATCCTGAAGGGCATCTTGCAAAGGCAAGTGAATTTTGGACAACATTTTGCGTCAAAGTTGGCGCTAGAACACTGTTGTTAGATGATAGTATTCCTCGCCAACAAATGATAATTAAGTTTCTTACTGGTCACAAGAGAGTGGCTACGTCTTTAGATAGACTTGATGCTGGTAAAGATTATTTGCTAGTCAATAGAGAAGCCGAAGCAGTTGAGCAAAACAAGCAAAATAAGCTTCGCAGAGACGCTATTAAGGAGTTTGATAAGTTATCTATAGAACAAATGCGTAAGTGTCTTAGAATGTACGGGGTACGTCCTGATGACATGTCTAACGAGCTCATAGAGTCTACATTATTCTCATTAGTAGATAAAAATCCTAAGAAGTTCTTCTAGAAGTGGGTAGACAATAAGAATAAGGAAACAGAATATTTGATCGAAGAGGCTATTGCAAAGGGTGTGATTCGTAAGGACCGTACACAATATTATTACGGTTCCGAAATGTTCGCAGATTCACTTGATGATGCTATCGCATACTTAGATTCTAAAAAGAATCAGGATCTCAAGCTTTCTATTATAAACGAAACTCAGAATAAATAATTTTAACACGACGTATGAAGCATAGTGATATTTATACTAAGTTTATGATTGAATATGACAAGGCAAATGTCACTTCGTCATATCCGTCGTTAACTCGATATGAGATTGCTACTATCTTAGACAAAGCGTACTTAGCTATAATAGCTCAAAAATTAACAGGCAATAATCCAAGACAAGTACCGTTTGAAGGAGATACAAAAGCAATCGAAGATATTAGGCCTCTTTTAACTAATACTACGTTAAGTGAGTATACAAAAGATCCTATAGTAGACAACTTGTTTAAATATGATATACCGAGTAACTTGTTATATTATATAAACGGTAGTGTTGAAATATCCAATACTACTTCAAGCATAGACGATAATAGACATGTAATACTTCCGGTATCGCTAATATCTCATGTAGCATCAGAAAGATTTAAAGCTACTGCAAATAATTTACCGTGGATGAAAAATCCAGTGGCATACACAGAAGGTAAAAATATATGTTTACTTATAGATTTATATAAATATAAGTATAATCATGGTAGTATGAAGCTATCTGTGACATATATAAAAATACCAGCTAAATTTGTAAATGATTCTGATAATACAGAGTTTGAATTATCAGATTCTATGGCAGAAGAGTTGATAAATTTAGCAATAATAATGTCTACTGAAATAGTAGAATCTCCGAGGATATCTACAAAAACTAACATAAAACAACTTGAATCATGACGCAAGAACAAACAAGACAATTAGGAATAGAATTTGAAAGAAGGTTAATAGAAATAGATCCTGACTTTCAAATAAACAATAAGCCTGATACTGATACTATTTATTCTATGCTAAATGAATATCAAGATCAGTTAGTTAGGTAGTTATATATTACAGTACAACAAGTTCCTACAGATTCTAGACAGTATAAAGCTATATAGGATACTTTAAAGACGCTTGTACGACACATAAAGCTTGGAAACGAAGAAATGGAAAACAAAGATCTTGATAGAGGTTGTACATGTTTTAGGTTTCCAAAAGATTATTTTTTATACATAAGCAGTACTTCTATTATAGATAAGAACTATAAGGATAGATTTCCATTAGATCATGAAGTATTTACTCCAAATATAAGTATAAAGCAAGACGAAGTTAATAATGTAATGTAGTCTGTGTATAATTAGAATGGAATAATAAGATATCCGTTAGTGGTCTTAGAGAGCGAGGATAAGAATAGTCCGTATCTGAAAGTAATACACGACCGTTATACTAATGTTATAGGTATGGATTTAATTTATTACTGTAAACCGTATAAATTTAACATACTTAATTACAATGATAAGGATATGTCAGATGGAGCGGTACATAGTACATGTGAACTACCATATTCGTGTTTTGAACAGCTTGTACAAGGTGCAGTAGAATTATATATGTATACTTATAAATACGGCGTTACACTATAGAATTTAAAGCGTAAGGCAAACGAATAGGCTGGCAGTAATAATAAAAAATAGGAGGACAATAACTAATGAGATATATAGGTATATTAGAGGCTTTTGAAACCGAAATAAATGAAATAAATAACGCGGCTACAAAACCAAGTACTGACGATTCTTTATATTTTTTAAACCAGGCTGTCACTAAATTTGTAAAACAACGTTTTAACGGAGACTTCATACATAAGACATCGTATGAACAAAACGAAAAGCGTAGAAACGATTTAATAAACCTGTTTAAAGAAATAATATATAACGCAGACGAATTAGAATTAAGCGATATTAATCCGTTGTATAATTAGTATGAATGTGTTTATCCAGAAGATTTCTTATATGCTCTTAGCGAAAATGCAATTATATCCGATAATAACGGATATAATATAAAGGATACTAGTGTGTTTGAGTGTACTTCTGATAATTTCATGTATAGAGTTACAAACAGTCTTACAGATTTTCATTATAAATATGGAGAGATCGGAAGAGCGTCGTGTAGGGAAAGAGGTGGGTGTAAACTTCTTACCGACAAGAACTATATTGTACAAACGTACACTCTAGGTTATTTAAAACAGCCTAATAAAATAACTCTCGATAATCCGTTTGTTGAGTACACGGATTTCGACGATACAACAATGCCTGAAATAATCAAAATTGCAGCACAAATGTATTTAGAAAATACATCAAATCAGCGCTACAAAACAATTACTCAGGAAGTAAGTACTCAAGAATAATTTAACGTGGAAAGCCCAGCCGGTTAGGTCCGGTCATAGAAATTAGGGTAAGTAGAAAAATTAATATAATATGATTACATACGTAAATACAGTGCTGGTTAGCAATCTTGCTGCTGGCGCAGTTTTGACCGCAGCTCCTGCAGCCGCTGCTTCTAAAATGGCTGCTTCTGCAGATGCAGGTAAGTTTATTTTCATGAACTGTGACCCTAACGCAGCTGATCTTTATGATATTACTGGTGCAAAGACTATTAAGATTGGCCTGGTTACAAAGAATAATGCTGTAAAGATAGATACTAGCACAAACGCTATAAGCTATGTTCCTGTTGTAAAGTGGTCTAATGAGATTAAGAAGGACGATATCAAGAACTACAAGATGACTGAAAATGGCGACCACGCTAATGCTGCAGAAAAGGTAGATATTGATTTTACTAATCTTGATGCCGACGTTCTTGATAAATTTAACGACGGTGGTAAGAGACTTATCGTTCGTATTACATATAAGGACATGCCAACTCGTTTCCGTAAGTGGACAGAATCTTATGAGTACGTTACAAAGTCAGGTGACACTAAAATTACAATTGGCGACAATATTGCTAAGCTGATCAATAAGGATTATAAGCGTGCTCGTGTAACTGCAGCATCTAACGGTGCTGGTAAGGTTACACTAACAGCAATGGATTATGACGACGATAATAGTTCTGAGACTATTAATCTCGCCGGTGTTGTTCGTTTCAACGTAAACGTTTACTACACAGATCCAGACGCTGCTGCTTTTGCTTCTCGCAATAAGTATTTCCCCACCGGTGTTGTTATTACAAAGACACCTGGTGTGCAGAATCCTGTAGACGCAAAGCTTGTTCGCGATCGCGAGTCTCTGTCAATGGGTTATGAAGGTATCCTTAATCGCGGTGAGGGCACATGGCCTATTATAAAGCCGTCTATTGAAGCACAGCTTGACAAGCAGTATGATGGTATTACTCTCGAGTTCGAGAATATGTATCGTGCAGCTGACGATATTCAGCGTAAGACCAAGCAGACTGTAGAGATCTACGGTATTACTGGTCAGCTTGCAGATGTAGATACAAAACTAAAGGCCTTTATTGGCTAATATAAAGCGTTATAAACGCACGAAATAGCTGGGGTGGGGTGTTACCCTGCTTCAGCTTTTTTCGTTTAATACAGACAAAATATGAAGAAAATAAGAATAGGAAACGACATTCGTATACAAACAGTTTTGACGGAACTTAATGAATACGATCAGTCTTCTATAAAGTAGTTAAGATGTTACATTATACGTAAATGTGATTTAAAGTATGTAGATCTTACTAATTTCGGATATCCTCAGTATTATTGTCCTACAGAATATGATATAAACTTATCAGGTATACCAAGGTATAACTATTTTCCATACAACGGTTATGTATTTAACGGCGGTATGTTTGGTCCTGTTGATGATTATAGGCTATTTCCATCGTATAACGGATTTGGCGTTAGATCTAGACAGTTTAGACTTACTGCTAAAGAATACCTAGCACCATCTAGAATACTTTCTGGCAAAGGAGCCATAGAGCTTTATTTTCCAGCACAAGATTAGAAAAATCTAGGTATATATAAAGTAGTAATAGTTGTTACTGTATATCAATATGGATGGGGGTCAAACAACCTGAGGACATATACTATCGACAAAGGCGATCTTTTTGAACTAGTTTGCGATTCGACTGGTCAATCTGGAAATATAATAATCAATACAGAGTAGTCTTAGATACGTGATATAACCGTTAGTTCTCCATTGTATATATGCGCTGGCGATTCTTTGGAATTATTAGACACAGATGCATCTGGAAAGATGTATAGAATACTTGTAAATACATCGGATGGAGAACAGCATGACTGGTCTGA